ATGCAATACATCGTATTCATCAGTGAACAATCCTGTCCTGACGGCTTGTACAGCGGCCCGGTCGATCAGCAGGACGCCGACTACCTCGGCACCCGGGTCATGCCCCATCTGACGCCGTTGAGCGATGAGGATTACCTCGCCGGCCCGGCGGCGATTGTGCAGACCGCCGCTCGCTACGGCTACGTGCTCGACGGCCAGAACCTCTATTGGTGTATCGAATGGCAACCGGGTCTCGTCGTGGTGAAGTTTTCACCCGACGGCAAGATGGCATGGGCAGCCTTGCGCTCACCGGTGCCCGACTTCGGAGGCCGTGTCGCCCTGGAAGCCGATACCGCCCGATACGACGAAGAGGCTGACAATCCGCAATACAACCTGGTGTTCAGAAGCTGGGATGCCCAGTTCGACGAGCAGAACAGAATGCTGGGCGCATTCGAGCCGGCGTCGGCCCATGACGTGGAGGCATTCGATGCGGCATTGCGCCACGCCAATGCGCTGTCGACCCGGCTGGCCGCTCCTGCAGCGGGGAACCTGCAGGAGCGCCTGGAACGCTTCACGGCCCGCTGTGGCGAAGGCATCCGGATCCACTCATAGGCGCGATCGCGCCTGAGGTGTGTGGCCGTCTCACCAATCGCTGCGCGCCGGACCAGCCTGTTCGCGAGCGCTCCCGCCGGGGTGACCGCTCGCCGCGAGCGGCGCGGCGCGCCACCTGCCTCGGTTCCCCGGCTGCCGCACTGTGGGGAAGTGTTCTGTATGGCACTAAAGGAAAAGGGGCGGAAGAAGCCGGAAGAAAACGGAAAACCCAGGAGTGGTGCGGGGTTGGCAGGACAGGCTGCTAGAAATCGAGGCCAAAGAGACGCTTGAGACGAATTGGAGGAAACAGATGAAAAAGCCCGCTATACGCGGGCTTTTTGGCATCTGCACTTTCTAAATCATCCAGCCGCCAGCCCAGACTACCCGGCCGATGATCTGCAGCGAGTCCAGCCGCTCCTGAGGTACGACCATTGGTTCATACGCTGTATTGGCGCTGATGACCTTCACCCCGCCATCAAACAGCCTCTGCAACCGCTTAGCGTACAGCAGGTCATCCAGGCGGATGACATAGAAAGCTTCGCCCTGGAGCGTGTTGCGACCAAGGTCGACCATGACAGTATCGCCGTCACTAATTTCCGGTTCGTTGGAATCACCATCCACTCGAACCGCTGCAAGCGTCGCCGGGTCTAGCCCCTTCTTACGCAGGCTGTAACGCGTAAACGCTAGCATCGTGAGCACACGGGCGCCCTCAATCCACGAACCGTGCCCCTGGCTGATGTGTGCGTCATAGAGCGGAATGTGGGCATAGATGTCATCAACATCCGTAGCACCTGCACCCGGCTGCATCACCCCTTCTCCCGATGCTAGCCAATCAAGGGAGACGCCCTGCGCCCTCGCCAGTGCCGCAATGGAACTGAACGCAGGCATTCCTTCTGCCGCAATCCAGCGCTGCAGTGTCGACTGTGAGACCTGCGCTGCATCGGCTGCCTGCTTACGGGACGCGAACAGGTCAGCAATCGCCTCTATGCGGGTTTCCAATCCCGTATTCGGAAAAGAAACGGGCTCAGGCAGATTTTCTCTGTTTTTCTTTTCCACGTAAGTACCTGATTTATAAAGAATTCACTCGAATCCAGAATGCCATTCGTCCGTTTTCGGGAATAGAAACACGCAAATGCGGTTTACTCGCTCCCGAATGCGGGATAAATTGTCCGAAACCGGGCGTTAGGAAGCCCAAAAAAACCACCCCTAAAGATGGTCTGACATGGAAATCTTCGACGTACCTCTAGATCTGGACAGGCGCTGGGAATGGATCAAGTTCCAGCTACGCGTTCGCCATACAAGCACCGCCGAAATCGCTCGGCAGATGGAGCTCAACGAGCGCGCTATACGTAGTGCTAAGCATCGCTCCTACCCGCGTGTAGAACGGGAAATTGCCGCAGTTCTCGGCGTCCTTCCTGCTCAGCTGTGGCCAGAGCGCTGGAACGCAGATGGCACGCCGGTTAGACAGCGACCAAACAGGCCAGAAGCCAACGCAACGTCCACAAAAAAGGATACCGGATATTGTCCGGTAGAGAACAGTAAATCGGGACGGAGTGACAGGAATGCGTAGCTGGTTCACGCCTCAAGAACTGGCGGGCGTTGCAGGCATGCCAGGAACCGTTCAAGGCGTTCGTCAACTGGCTGCCCGCCATAAATGGGAAGGTCAGCGTCGGCTGGGCTCGAAGGCTATCGAATATTCATTCGCTCTGCTTCCGACAGCCACCCAAGAAGCATTGTTGGCGAAAGCGGTCGAAGAGACAGCGCCGCATGAACAACAACATCACGAAGAGAAAGAGTCCTTAACAGATGAGCGTGACGCTAAAAACGCATCACGCTTAAACGAAAAACAGCGCCAAGTAATGCAGGCTCGACTCGCATTCTGCCGAGAGATTGAACGCATGATGGATCTGGTGTCGCAGAAGACGGCCATCAACATCATGGTGTCCCATGCGCAAGCCGGCACCCTCTCGCCCTATTTGCAGGCACGTGTGGATTTGGCGAATGACCGCAAGACGGCCGAACGTGGTCTGTCCGAGCGCACCTTAAAGCGCTGGCTCGCCACCTGGCGCGCAGCCGAGCGTGATGAAAACTCTCTGGCACCTCTGCGTCAGCGTCAGAACTTGGAGTTGCCTGATTGGCTGCCAGCGTTTCTGCGGTGCTACCAGCGCCCTACTAAGCCAACGGTTGCCGCAAGCTACGCCGAGTTTATTGCTGGTTGGGTAGGCACTCCGCCGAGCATTCATGCTGTGCAGCGTTTCCTCAAGAAACTATCGCCGGATGCCCTGAATCGGGGCCGCATAAGCCCACAAGAACTGAAGGCATTGCAACCGTTTCGGCGCCGCTCGACCAAGAACCTGTTTCCGGGCGATGTGTATACGGCTGATGGTCACAAGTTTGATGCAGAGGTCATTAACCCGCTTACAGGCAAGCCGTACCGCCCGGAGATAACCACCGTTCTCGACGTGGCCACCCGCCGTGTCGTAGGGGTGTCGGTCGGTGAGGCTGAGTCCGCCATCGGGGTACTTGATGCTCTGCGCGATGCGGTGCGCGAGTGCATGTTCGCCATCTTCTACGTCGACAACGGCTCAGGCTTCGCTAATGAAACCGTCCGCGAGGTCGTCGACCGCCTAGGCGGCACCATGACCCATTCGCTGCCTTACAACAGCCAGGCCAGAGGGCTCTCTGAGCGCGGTCACCAGACCATTTGGGTGCGTGCAGCCAAGAAGCTGACCAGCTACATCGGCGCGGACATGGATAAGCACGCAGGCACCAAGGTGCATCGGATTGGCCGTAAGGAGCTGCGCGAATCAGGCAAAACCAGATTGATGCCCGAATTCGGTGTGTTTATGGCCGGGCTTGAACGCGAAATCACCGAGTACAACGACACCCCACACCGAGGCCTGGGCAAGGCACGCGATCCCCAGACAGGGGTACTGCGCCACCAGAGCCCCAATGAGGCTTGGCAGGCCGCCATCACCGAGGGCTGGGAGCCACTGCGCGCGAGCGTTGAGCTGGTCGAGTCGTTGATGCGTCCGCAGGTAACGCGCACCACTCGCCGTGGTGAGATTGCATGGGGTGGCAGCACCTATTTCCTCGCGGATCTAACGGCCTTGCATGGGCAAGAAATACGCCTGGCATATGACGTTAGAGATGCTAGCAAGGTCTGGACATACACCATGGAAGGCGAGCTGATCGGCGTGGCGAAGCTGGATGGAAACAGCACCGATTACATGCCACTGACCATGGTCGAGCAAGCCAGGGAGAAACGTACGCAAGGGCAATACAAACGAGCGGTGGACAAGCTTGAGACGTTGACAGGCAACCGAGTCGAGATGATTGCACCGACCACTGCACCGTCAGCCACATTGCCCGCAGCCGAACGCACAGCGGCCCTGGAGTACGCCCGCACGCTCGATGCTCAACGGCCCACCTTTGAGGTGCCAGGCGACGACGTAGCGCGGTATCGGTTGTGGATCAAGCTGGATCAGCGGCTGACCGCTGGGGAAGAACTAAGCGACGCAGAAGCGACTTGGTGGAAGCGGTATCCGAATCATCCTGACTTCATTGCGATGCAGGAAGTGTTTCAACAACACGCGGGCTGAGGGGCCCGCGTTTACAGCACTAAACGTGTGCCAACACGTTAGCAAACTAGGAGTAGCTACATGAGTGTAACCAAGATTGTTCCTTTGACCAACGTCGGTCTATTGTCCGGGGCCATGAAGCGAGCTCAAGCTCGCCCTATAGGCTTGCCGGGTTTAGTCGCCATGTATGGCCCCAGTGGCTACGGCAAGAGTGCAGCCGCTGCCTTCGCGGCGAATCAACATCGCTGCTACTACGTCGAGTGCCGCGACAGTTGGAGTAAAAAGGCTTTTTTGCAGGCCATCCTTCGTGAGATGGCAATCCACCCTGGCCGCACTATGTCCGAAATGGTCGACCAGATCGCTGTACAGCTTTCGGCCTCGCGCCGCCCGCTGATAGTGGATGACGTGCAGTACCTGCTTGATAAGGCTGTGGCAAACGTACTGACCGATGTCTACAACGCCAGTGAGGGCACTATCGTACTGATCGGCGAAGAACGAGTACCAGCCTCCCTCGCCAAGCTAGAGCGACTTCACAATAGAGTGCTGGAGTGGGTTCCAGCACAACCGGCGACGTTGGACGACTTACGTCAACTGGCTGAGCAGAGCTATCCCGAAATGTCCTTCAGCGATGACCTGTTGGAAGACCTCAATCGTGCAACCCGTGGCTGCCTGCGCCGTGCGGCGGTGAACCTGTACAAGGTGCAATCCGAAGCCAGCGCAATGATGCGTGAGCGTATCGACCTGGCAGCGTGGGGCAATCGTGGCTGGTTCACTGGCGAAGCTCCAATCAGGAGGGCTCGCTGATGCTACGCAAAGCGTTCAATGCCACAGCAGCCACGGGTAAAGAGCCACGGCAACGTATCTGGGATGAGATTCGCGTGCTGGGTGAAGGCTTCACAATGCACGATATCACCCGCCGTTCCTGTCAGATGCCCGCAGACGTCAGGATCTACCTCCATGCGCTAGCTCAGGCAAAAATCATCGCTGTACTTGAGCCGAACAAGCTACCCATTCGAGTCGTTTGGCGCCTAGTGCAAGATGAAGGGGTTGATTACCCACGGCTGAATGCCAAAGGTGAGCGCACAACTGCTCACCTCGCTATTGAGAACGTCTGGCGCACACTGCGCATCCTTGGCAATGACCTGACCATACATGAGTTGCATGCGGCAGTTTGTGTTGGTGAAGCCAAGATCAACGTACGGCGCTTGAGGGACTATCTCAATGCCCTGGCCACAGCAGGTTATGTGGTACGTACTCAGAACCCAAAGCCCAAGGTTGGAGACACCTTCCGCCTAATTCCTTCACGCTACACCGGGCCAAAACCGCCTGTCGTACATGAGATGCAGTCTCTTCAGGTTTATGACCCGAACCTTGAGCGCGTGGCTTTCGCCAAGGCAGCCAGTCAACAGAGCGAGCCCTACGAAGACGTGTGGGCCAAAGAAGAAAACGAGCGCGCTCGCGCCCTGCTGGCTGAGTGGTCAAGCATGGACTGGAAGCAGCACCCCGAGTTGGCTGACCTACTGCAGCGCACACGCCTTGAGCTTGCCCCGATCACTGGCACGGGGACAGTCCAATGAGCCGTGTAGACATCTCTGCCTGGGGAGCAGAACCGCCCCTGTTCATCCGTCTGCTTGCCGCTGAAGCGAGCTGCACCGACAAGAGCAAAGCTGCAGCCCGTATTGGCATGAGCCGCACGGCAGTAAGCCTGGTGCTGGCCAACAAGTACACCAGCCCCAGCACTGCTGGTGTCGAGCGCCGTGTTATGGAGGTTCTTGGTCGGATCGAGTGTGCCGCCGTAGCTGAGCCGATCACAGTGGAGCAGTGCCAAAGCTATCGCGCGCGCCCGGCGCCGACTCATAACCCGCAATCCATGCAGCACTGGCGCGCCTGCCAGCAGTGCCCGATGAATCCGAACTGCACAGGGGGTGGCCATGCAACCGTCCATTGAGCAGCCGCGCCCGCTCAGGGTGCTGACTGAGGTATTTGCGAACCAGCTCTGCGCGTTTAACGCTGCATCCCGAGCACTACGCCGTGCAGGCGTTGTGATTCTCAGCCAGGACAGCGAACACAACTGCATTGTTATCAGCCACGAAATGGCGAACCGCATTGCTGATTGCCTGACCTTGCAAGGGTTCGCTCAGTCACCATCGGCAGGTAGCACGCTGTACCGAGCGGTAAGCGATGGGGTGACTGTTCAGTGGCGAGAGCCCATCAGCAGTCGTAAGCGATACGACTGGGAGCTGCATTGATGCGCACACGATGCCCGAACTGCGGAACCACGTTGAGCCTTGACGCGCTCATTGCACACGACGGTGCCCGTGAAGCGCTGGGTGTTGCGTTCAAGTTGTCAGGCCCGCTTGGCAACGCGCTGATTCGCTACCTGGGTCTCTTTCGTCCCGATGCCCGCGAACTGACGCTGGATCGTGTGGCCAAGCTGCTGGGAGAGCTGTTGCCGGACATGCAGGCCCAGCGGGTCGAGCGTAACGGCCAGATTCACGATGCACCGCCAGCGGCCTGGGTATGGGCCATTGAGCAGAGCCTCATTGCGCGTGAATCTGGCCGGCTGGTCACTCCACTCAAGGGGCATGGCTGGTTGTATCAGGTAATCAGCCAATGGCAACCAGAGGCAGCGACAGCCGTTGCATTAACGGGCGCAACAGCTCGCCTGTCGGGCCGGCCAACTAGCCAGACAGCCAATGCCATCGCCGCGCTTCAGGAGCGCATCAATGGCGGATAAATGGTTGGAGCGCGAAGTGGCTCAGGGGTTGATGGGGCTGATAGCCCTGCGCCTGGACGGAGCGCCCGCCGCCGACTCGGTTACTCAGACTATGGACATCTGGCTGGTTGCCCTGAGCAAGGGCCGCTACTGGGAGGAGGAGCAAGACGCAGAGCGGTTCAAGCAAGCCTTTAGCACCTTGTTTGCCACCTGCGACCGCTGGCCAGCACCGGCCAGACTTCTAAGAGAAATGCCTGCCCGCAAGGGACTGCCGGCCCTGCCCAAACCAGAGCTGACAGATACGCAACGAACCAATGGGCGGAGGCAGTTGGCTGACTTGATCGCCAGCTTGAAGCCCCGCCTCAAACAGACAAAGGAACAGCACCAATGAACACGATTCCAGATGGTTATCGCCAGGACGCACAGAAACGCCTGGTGCTGGAAAGCTTGATCAAGCCAATCGACTTGGAGCGCGACCGCTTGGTCTGCGAGCTGGTCGATCTCGCACGAGATCTCAAAGCGAAGATGGTCGCATTTAAGGCAGGCGCTTTTGGTGACATCGAGGCATTCGTGGATCTTTCCGCCGAGCAGTACAACGCGAAGCTGGGCGGCAAGAAAGGCAATGTCAGCCTGCTGAGCTTCGATGGGCGCTACAAAATCCAGCGCGCTATCCAAGAACGCATTGCCTTCGATGAGCGCCTGCAGGCTGCGCGATCACTAATCGACGAATGCTTGGTCGAGTGGACGCAAGGGGCACGGCCTGAGCTGCTGACAGTGGTTAACGAGGCTTTCCGCGTCGACAAGAACGGCGACATCAGTACGGCCCGTGTGCTCGCACTGCGCCGCTTGGAAATTCAAGACGAGCGCTGGAGCCGCGCAATGATTGCGATTGCCGAAGCCTGCCAGGTGGTGGGTTCAAAAGCTTATGTCCGCATCTATGAGCGTCTTGGCGACTCGGACAGCTTCACCCCTATCAGTCTCAACCTTGCGGAGCTTTGAATATGCACATCACATATTTCGCTCATTGCGGGAAGGACGGCGCTATTCAGATTGGGCGCAAGGTGCCAGACGGCGCCATTGGGATCGCGAAAGGAACCCGCGATGTACTGCACAAGGTGCTGGCGGGTACTGCGGTAACCGGCCCAGGTGGGGAGACCTTGGTGCCGGGCATGCGCGAGAGCGCCACCGAACGTGCTGCACTCACTGAGTTAGCCCGCTTCATCCAGCAGCTTGGCGAACAGAACAAACCAGGATTCAGGGCGCTGGGCGCCTGAGCAAACAAACCAAAGCGCGACAGACGCTCAACACTTACACGGACATATCGAGAATACCCATGGCTAAGTTCCAGATCATCATTGAAGACAACGAAGAGATTGGCGGCGTGAACATCAGCGTTCACGGCGGGCAAGGTGGCCAGACGCGCGCTGCGCAGCTAACCAGCGTGATGATTCAGCAGGCTCGCCTGATCGCACGTATTCCACTGCCAGATGCCCTGCAGGCAGGCGCCCCGTGCAGTTGCGATAAGTGCCAGGCGATGGCTGAGAAGATCGCCCTCAACCCCACCATCCACTAAGCGAAACCGCCCCGGCCTAGCCGGGACGGTCTGCCCAGCGTGGTGGCTGGGTACTGACGAGCAGCCAATATGAGCAAGAAGAGAACACCCCAGGTGCGTCAGCAAGACGCCCAGCGGCAACAGAACAAACGCGACAGAGATGCCGAGCACCGTGAACGCATGGGTGCGGAGGTAATCAAGGTGACCACCTACCGTGGCACCCGTAGCGACCTGGAAACCATGCAGCAGGTTGGCGGGTTTGAAGAGCGCGACGAGGCAATAACCCTGGCCGTGCGCTACATGGCAAGCATGGCCAGGCGCAACCCTGCCGCCTACCTCGACGCAATGAACCCGAGGAGTCCTGTATGAGCGCAGCAAAACAGAAGATCCAGATCGCCCGCCGCCAGCTTGGCCTGGACGATGACGCTTACTACGCCATTCTGGCTCGCGTTGCCGGGGTTAAATCATCCACTGACCTTACACCTGGTCAGGTCGGTCGTGTGCTGGCTGAGCTGGAAAGGCTTGGCTTCAAGCCAAAGACTGCAGCTAAGCGCACCGACCGCCCGAAACCTAAGCCGAGCTCCGACCGTAAATCCCAGGTTGGCAAGATTGAGGCGCTACTCGCAGAGGCAAATCGCCCATGGAGTTACGCAGATGCCATGGCTCAACACATGTTCAAAGTCGAGCGAGTGGAATGGCTCGATGGAGACCAACTGACACGAATGATTGCCGCGCTGATCTACAACGCTAAGCGCAACGGGAGGCTGTGAGTGACTGGACTATTTGAAGATGACATCGACAAGCTAGACCCTATAAAGGTGCTGGCCAACATGGCAGATCCCGCGATCTTGCATCGCTGGGAAGGTACGCTGAAAGAGATGGTCGAGATAGCCGAGGCAGAGCTGCGTACCAAAATGCCGGACTTACCCCAGGTGCCAGAACTGGCAAGGGCTGTGGTGTTTGCCATCTGTGACACCATGGGTGGTTCGGTGATCTACCTGCCCCGTGGCGATGCGCTGAAGAAGGCGGTGCGTGACGCGTCGATCTTTCGGGACTGGCGCGAGCACAACATTCAGCCCATGGAGTTGGTAAGGAAATACCGACTTGCCTCACCAACCATTTATGACATCATCGCCCGTCAACGGGCCTTGCATCGCCGCAACGAGCCCGACCTATTCGGGTTCGATGAAGGAACGGTGCATTGAAAAAAGGACTGTCAGCACTTGTGCTGCTTTTGCCTCTTATTGGCCACACGGCGGATATTCCCAAAGCAGTCAGTGACGAGGTTGCCGCACGGGAAGCTAGGGGGAACCAAGCGCTGGCAGTCAATCTATGGGATAGCAACGTGCGAGCCTGTGAGAGCAGGAACCTGCCCACGCTATTCTCCATCATGAAAACCGTCGACACGCGCCTTGAAGCGCAGCCCGATGACCATCAGAAGTATAGGGCCCGCTTCGTTTACTCTGGTTGTAGGCAAATGCTGCTTAATGTGGCCTCGTTGAATGGGGCATGCCTGAACAAGATTCCTGACGAGCAATCGCAGCAGTATGCCTCTAAGAGGTGGAAGGATGACTCCGCACAGTGCGCTCGCGAGATTGAATCTCCTGACTTGGGCTACGACGTGACGAAGCCCGTCGACAGAAAGCAGGAACTCCTGTCCGAGGGATACACAGGCGATGAAGCCGAAGAGGTGATGCGCGTAATGCGCAAAGCCGCTGGAGAAAACGAGTAATCAGCGAAACCCCGCCAAATGCGGGGCTTTTTCTTGTGCCTTTAAGAAACTCCCGCAGACCCCGCCTCACGCGAACCTAGCGTCGTTCCCTACGATGCAGGTTCAGCCATGCAACAGACCCCAGCGCCCTCTTCACCTCGGGCTTACGCAGATCAGATGCTCGCCTGCCATACCGATGCAGAGCGCGAGCAGGTTTACCGACGCTGCCCTACTGAATGGCACGGCATGGTTAACCGCCATGTGGAACTAGCTAGGCAAAAAAACGCGAAGTTCACCGCAAAGCGGGAAGCCCTACGCCTTCAAACAAAAGCGGAAGTGCCGAGTATTGGCAAGTATGTGCCTCCGATGGCCAAGCGTGGCTCTGCGGTTGTTGCTGCTCAGCACCTGGCGAATGCCCGCGCCTCAATCGGAGGCACTGCACCATGTCGCTAAGAGGCAGGATTACAGTTGGTACGCTGCTGCTGGCTAGCGCGCCACTGATGGCGTTCCTAGGCACTTGGGAGGGCGACGGTCAGAACACAGTCAAACCAGACAATCTGGCCCGTGGCCTGCCTACCGTCTGCAAAGGCATCACCAAACATACCAGCCCCTATCCGGTAATCGTTGGCGACTACTGGTCAGATGAGCGCTGTGAAGAGGTGGAACGCCTGGTTGTGAGCAAGGGCCAGCTGGAATTGGCCGATTGCATCACCAATACCGCAATAACTCAGAGCACGTTCGATGCCCTAAGCAGCCATGGCCACAACGTCGGTAACCCTTCGACATGCGCAAGCCGTGCTGCCGTACTGATCAATATGGGCCGGGTGACAGAAGGCTGTAACGCCCTGGCGTGGGGGGCTGACGGCCGCCCGGTGTGGGCCTACGTCACCGATGCACAAGGCAGAAAGGTATTCGTGCGCGGTTTGCACAATCGTCGCCTGGCTGAAGTTCGCCTGTGCAAGGAGGGGTTGTGATGCTCGACTTCCTACGGCCTTGGTTTCCCCTGGTGCTTATCGGGGCGCTAGGCCTTTGGGTCAACCACCTGCAGGACGGAGCGTATGAAGACGGCTACTCGAAGGCTCAAACCGAGGGTACTCGTGCCCTGAATCTGTTGCGCGGAGAGCACCAAGCGAAAGAACTAGCCGATGCCAAAGCAGCTGCCAAACGCCTGCAGGAAGAACAGACGCGCAACGATGAGTTAGCCACTGATCTCGCTGAGCAGCAACGCCAACACCGTAAAACCACCGACCGACTTTCCGGGGAGATTGCCCGTGTCAACGACCTATACCGTCAGGCACTCGACACGCCGCCTGAGCCCTTGCCTGCTTGCATGTTTACTCGCGGCTTTGTCCGGGTGTGGAACGAGGCCACCGGAGCTAGCACCGAGCTGCCCGCCGCCACAGTACCCGGCGGAGCTAATGCGCAAAGCACCGAAGCCAGAACACTTGACCAACTACCCGCAGGCATCGGCCGGGCCGACATCCTTGCCCATCACGTTCGTTATGCCGAGCAGTGCCGCAACACAGCAGCACAGCTCGATGCTCTGATCGATGCTGTACAGGGAACCAAGTAATGCCATTTCCCGAGGTAACGCAGTTGGGCATCGCTGAGCTGATCGGCTGGGCTATCAGCCTGTTGGGCATCTTTACCACCATCGTTTTCGGCCTGGTCAAGCTGCTGCTCAACCAGATGGAAAAGCGCATGACCGAGCGCGATCAAGCCCAAGAGAACGCTTTCTCCAAGCTGATCGAGCGGCAGGACAAGGACGCAGAGGCGCTGCGGCAATTGGAAAAAAGCTTCCTGCGCTTCCAGGCCGACTTGCCGCTGCAGTACGTACGACGTGAGGACTACGTGCGCAATCAGACGATTATCGAGGCCAAGCTTGACGCGCTGGCCAGCAAGCTAGAACTCATTCAGATACGAGGCAAAGCACATGATTGATGCAGCCAAGGCCCGGCGCGAATCCATGCGCTGGTACATCCTGCTAACCCTGAACAACTCTCGTCCGCTCGATCCACATGAAGCGGTTGTGCTGTCGACCATTCAGGGCATTTACCCCGACGCCACTCCGCTGGAGCTGCGCCGCGAACTCGACTACCTGGCAGACCGATCCACTGTGACCCTCAATAAACAGCCGTCCGGCGTGTGGATCTGCGGCCTGACCAGCCTGGGCGTGGACATCACCGAATACACCGTTGATTGCCGCGCAGGTATTGCGCGCCCTGAGAAGTACTGGGGCGGCGCCTGATGCCACCGCGTAGCAAGGTAGCGGCTCTGCCCCCCGAGGTTAAAGCCTGGCTTGACCGGGAGCTGGTGGATAACAACTTCAGCGGCTATGAGGCGCTGTCTGCCGAGCTGGCCGGGCGTGGATTCACCATTGGCAAGAGCGCCCTGCATGCCTATGGCCAGACCTTCGAGGATCGTCTATCAGCTCTTCGAGTAGCCAGCGAGCAAGCCCGCGCGGTAGTGGCTGCTGCCCCAGACGAAGAAGGCGCCGTGAACGAGGCGCTGATGCGCTTGGTGCAGGAACATCTGTTCAAGCTGCTGATGACTGACGGCAAGCCGATTGATCTGCCCAAAGTGGCGAAGGCCGTCGCTGAACTCGGCCGTGCCTCTGTCGTGCAGAAGAAATGGCAGGCCGAGGTTCGTGCCAAAGCGGAGGCCGCCGCCAGCCAAGTAGAAAAAATAGCGAAGAAAGGTGGGCTCAACGCCGAAACAGTGGCGGAGATTCGGCGCGAGATTCTAGGGGTAGCATCTTGAAGCTACCAGAAAGGTCTACGTGCAGTGGTATAGCGCACAGCCGGAGCAGAGCTCCTAGTCCAAATTTTTGTTTTGCACTCAGGGCAGTCAAGCCGCGCGGCCCCATGAAGAGTAATCCTTTTTCCGTTCTCAAAGCATCGAGAGCAAAAGTAGGTCTTTTCAGTATCAGCGCTGTCAACCTGTGTCTTTGCGATGTAGGCATGAGTGCCCGTGGTAAAACGGTGCACGACATATTCGTCGGAGAAATCCGTTGCCGATTGCGAGAGTCGACGCTCCCTTTCCAGCTCTTCAATTCGCTTGATGAGATCCATTTGCTGAAGTTGAGCGCTCATCAGTTGCTGCTGAAGATCAAGCAGGCAATTGTTCAGCTCGAACACTCGTTCTTTCACAATGCTCTCGTCACGGATACTAACAAGAGCTTGGCTTATTTCCTTAACCGCATTAGCGCTCGACACAGCGCCTGCAAACCAATCAAGCATTTAGCGTCCCTCCCAGAACAATTCGTCAAGAGCGTAGCACCGAAGGTGGCGCAATGAGCAGTGCTCATGCCTCGCCACTTCAGGCCCTCTCGCCTTTTTCCATCGAATCCAGCTCGGATAAGGCGATTGATATTCCGGGCGTCTTGCTCGCATACCAGAAACACTGGATCGGCATTCGCGCCCCACTCAAAGTCGGCGAGAAGTCCCGCCGTATTGGCCTGACCTGGGCCGAAGCGGCGGATAACGTGCTGGTCGCTGCCTCGGCCAAGTCGGCCGGTGGCCAGACCGTCTATTACCTGGGCTACAACCAAGACATGACGGTTGAGTACATCCAAGCCTGCGCGCTGTGGGCTCGGGCGTTCAACTATGCCGCAGAAGAAATCGAGGAAGGCATCTGGCCAGATGAAGATCCGGACAAGCACATCAAGACGTACACCATTGTTTTCCCCAGCGGCCACCGCATCGTTGCGCTGACCAGCCGGCCGTCTAACCTGCGCGGTCGCCAGGGCATCGTGGTAATCGATGAGGCGGCATTCCATGCGGATTTGGCTGAGCTACTGAAGTCCGCACTGGCCCTGCTGATCTGGGGCGGTGAAGTGCACGTGATCAGCACCCACAATGGCACCGAGAACCCGTTCAATGAACTGATTGAGGAGATCCGTTCCAAGAAGCGCAAAGGCGTGCTGTTCCGCTGCACCTTCGCCGAGGCCGTAGCCGATGGGCTTTACCAGCGCGTGTGCCTGCGCAAGGGCATTCCCTACGACAAGGAAGAGGAAGCTGCCTGGGTCGCGGACGTATACAGCTTCTATGGTGATGCAGCCAACGAAGAGCTGGACTGCATACCAAGCCAAGGCGGCGGCGCCTACTTCAGCCTGGCGCTGATCGAAGAGCGCACCAGTCGTGAAACCCCCGTGCTCCGTCTGGCCTATCCCCAAGGCTATGAGGTCACGGCCGAGTATCTGCGCCTGGCCGACTCCCAGGACTGGTGCGAGCGTGAGCTGCTACCGCTGCTGCAGGCTATGCCCAAAGACGTACAGAGTTTCTACGGCATGGACTTCGCCCGTAGTGGCGACCTCTCGGTGTTTTGGCCGCTGCTCAAAGAGCAGGACTTGCGCAAGCGTACGCCCTTCGTCGTCGAGCTGCGTAACGTCCCATTCAAGCAGCAAGAGCAGATCCTCTTCTATATGGTTCGTCGCCTGCCTAACTTCCTGAAAGGCGCGCACGACGCCCGAGGCAACGGCCAGCAGATCGCCGAATCTGCCGCCGTCGAGTTCGGTTACAACCGTATCGAGCAGGTAATGCTTACCGAGGGCTGGTATCGCGACAACATGCCTGGCCTCAAGGCGGATCTGGAAGACGACACCCTTTACGACATTCCGGCCGACAAGGACGTGGTGACCGACGTGCGGGCTTTCCGGGTCGTGAAAGGTGTTGCCCGAATTCCCGAAACCCGCACCACAGAGAAAGGTGGCGCCAAGCGCCACGGTGACGCCGGTATCGCCCTGGCCCTGGCTGATTTTGCGTCCCGCCAGGAAGTGGAAATTTTCGAGTACCACCGCGTGAATCACGCCGCTGGGCACACCCGTGCCATCGAGAGCGGCGCGGGTTGGCGCACCAAGAAAGGCATCTGGTAATGGCTAAGTCCACCATCGTCGACCAGTACGGCCGACCAATCGAATACGACCAACTCACCGAGGAAGTGGCCGGCCCGCGCATTACCGGCGTGCGGCAGATTTGGCACCCGAGTGTAGCCAGTGGTCTGACCCCTGGTCGGCTGGCGACCATCCTGCAGGCCGCAGCCGAGGGAAATGCCCACGACTACCTCACCCTGGCCGAAGAGATGGAAGAGCGCGACCTGCATTACGCCTCGGTACTCGGTACACGGCGTCTCGGCCTGGGCGGCCTGCAGGTGCGCATCGAAGCGTTCAGCGATGACGCCGAAGACGTACGCCGTGCCGATGCGTTGCGCGAGCTGGTCGACGCCCCCGAGTTCGGTGAGATGCAGTCCGACTTGACCGACGCGCTCGGTAAGGGCTACGCCGTCAACGAAATTATCTGGGATCGCAGCGGCAAGACGTGGACACCAGAGCGCTTTGAGGAACGCGATCAGCGCTTCTTCCAGTTCGACCGGGAGACCGGCCGAGAGCTGCGCCTGCTCGATGACGCGGCTCCGATGGATGGGCTGCCGCTGGCACCCTACAAGTTCATCGTGCACTACCCGCGTATCCGTTCCGGCCTGCCGATCCGTGGCGGCTTGGCCCGTCTGGCTGCAGTTGGCTACATGTGCAAAGCCTGGACGTGGAAAGACTGGATGGCCTTCGCCGACATCTTTGGCATGCCGATGCGTGTGGGCCGCTACGGGCCAGGCGCAAGCAAGGATGACATCGGTGTGTTGATGTCTGCCGTGGCCAACCTAGGCAGCGACGCAGCGGCAGTGATCCCGGACAGCATGCGCATTGACTTCACCCAAGCGGTACAGGTCGCCGGGGCCGGTGACTTCTTCAAAGGCTTGGCAGAGTGGTGGGACAAGCAGATCAGCAAGGGCATTCTCGGCCAGACCATGACGGCCGACGATGGCAGCAGCATGGCCCAGGCCCGCGTGCATGACGGCATTCGTCTGGATCTACTAGAGGCCGATGCCAAAGCGCTGAGCAACACACTCAATCGCAGCTTAGTGCGGCCTTGGTGCGACCTGAACTTCGCACCTGGGCGCGGCTATCCGAAGCTGGTCGTGGTGGTGCCCAACCCCGAAGACATCAAGGCGCTGGTCAGTGCGCTCAAGGGTCTGGTGCCTATGGGCCTGGAGGTCGAGCAGTCGGTCATCCGCGACAAGCTGAACCTGCCTGAACCAGACAAGGGCGCCAAGCTGTTACGTGCACCTGGCTCGATGCCGATTGAGGTGCCCGCACTGGCTCAAGCCACAAACCGGGAACTGCCAGCCCGAACGGCTGCTCCCCCCGATATCGTCGACAACCAAGTGCGCACCCTTGAGCAGGCAGTGGCAGGTTCGATGGATGACATGGTGGACGATATTCGCGAACTGCTGGACTCGGTATCCACACTGGAAGAGTTTCGGGATCGGCTAATCGAGGTGTACCCAGGAATGAATACCGCCCAGTTAGCTGATGCGATGGCCGATGGTATGGCGGCTGCTCAGTTGGCTGGGCGGTGGGATGTGGTGCGTGGCCTATAGCTACTTGTCAGAAAGGAGAACTGCCAGAGCGCTAAGACCAGCGGCAACAGCGATAAAGAAATTACCCTGTGAGCCTAGATTCAACATATCAGCTACCAACGCTCGATAGCCAGGCTGATCCGAAACATCAATGGAGTGGAGTTGTTCCTGAAGTCGTCCTAGTTGATAGACAACCGAAGCGCCCATAACAGCCATTAGTGCGCCTGTAACTGCTAAGAGACGCCGAACGTGCTTTATCAACATACATTGACCCTTCCTGTGGATTCAAAGCGATAGTAGGTGTGTATGGCAGTTTCCCATGGATCTATTCCGTTCCGTGAACAGATTGATTATTTCAAAAACAAGATTGATTTACCAACCAGCTCTTGGACTGATATTTATCAGCAGGAACATGACTACGCTTTTGTAGTGGCCGGTGCCAACAAGCGTGCACTGCTGGCTGATCTACGTGGTGCTGTTGAAAAGGTCATTACCAGCGGCGGCACGCTTGAACAATTCAGGCAGAACTTCGACAAGGTGGTCGAGCAACACGGCTGGCAGTACAACGGCGGCCGTGGCTGGCGTACTCGCGTCATTTACGAAACCAACCTGCGCCAAAGCTACAACGCTGGCCGGGAAGCGCAGATGGCTGACCCTGCGCTACGCAAGCGCCGGCCTTATGGCTTGTATCGCCACGGCGACAGCGCCAATCCGCGCCCCCAACACTTGGCCTGGAACGGCTTGGTGCTGCCGCTGGATGATCCGTTCTGGGCGACTCATAGCCCGCAAAACGGCTGGGGCTGCAAGTGCAAGAAGTTCATGCTCAGCGAGCGCGACCTGGAGCGCCAAGGCCTGGCAGTCGGCAGCTCGCCTGCCATCGAGTATGAAGACCACGTGATCGGCAAGAACAGCCCCAGCGGCCCGCGAACTGTGCGACTGCCAAAGGGCATTGATCCAGGCTTCGACTACGCCCCTGGTCGCTCGCGACTATCCGAGGCAGTGCCGCCTCTGCGAGCAGTAGACCCATTACCAGATCCTACCGGCCGGGCCAGCAGCGCGACTGGTGCAGGACTGCCCAACCGGCAGCCGTCAGCAGCGCTACCACCGCCAAGGCCTGCCAAGGCAGAGCGCCTGCTACCCGAGGGACTGGAGGACGAACAGTATCTAAGTCGCTTTCTTGACGAGTTCGGCGCCACCGCCGAGCAGCCTGCGGTGTTCAGGGACGTGACCGGCGATGCTGTCGTCATCGGTCGGGAAATGTTCACCAATACCAAAACGGGCAAGCTCAAGATCAGCAAGCGTGGCCATGCGCGTGAGCTGCTGCTGTTGGCTGACGCACTCAAGTCGCCCGATGAAGTGTGGGTGCGGTTGGAATGGCAATACGCCCAGAGCAAGGCTGTAGTGCGCCGCCGCTATATAAGCCGCTTCAACGTTGAGGGCGAGCCCGTGCCAGCGCTGGCCGTGTTCGAGGTTGGCGACGATGGGTGGGACGGCATTACAACATTTGCCCCTGATGCCAAAGACCCCGACTATCTGGAGCGGCTACGCCTGGGCGTGCGGCTCTATAAACGCGGGCAATAAAAAACCACGCGCCGCCACACGTGGTTCACCCTGGCTGTAGGCCTGGAGGTTCTGGCGGGAACAGCTCAGCCAATGGGCGAAGCTTAATAGTAGGAAGGTTCGATGGCCGGCGCAACGTTGGATGTAGAGGTAGATAGCAGCCAGGTTGGCGAGATGCTGGCCAAGCTGGCCGAGCGCATGGACGATCTGCGTACGCCGCTGGAGGATATCCGCGAGTACCTGCACCAATCCACTGATGAGCGGTTCAGCCAGCAGGTCGCTCCGGACGGTTCGCCCTGGGCACCTTTGGCACCATCCACCCTGGCCAAGAAGAAAAGCCCACGCACCCTACGTGAAAGCGGAGACCTGCAGGACACCTTGCGTGGCCAGGTTGAGGGCGACGAACTGCTGTTCGGTACGGATCGACCCTACGGTGCCGTGCACCAGTTCGGGCAAAAGGCTGGAGCATCAGGCCGCAATCGTCGCGGGTCGCCTATTCCGTGGGGGGACATTCCAGCACGCCCCTACTTGGGACTTTCTGCTGAGGATGAAACCGAGATTCTCGCTATCGTCGAAAGCTGGTTACTTCCAGTGTAGGGGCGGCTACCAATCAGGCGCGCTAAGGGGCTTAACCGTAAGGCTGCAGCCCAAGGTATAGCAGCAACCTGCCATCTGCGTTAGAGATGCGTTAGATTTGCCTTAAGCCGACAGCTCTTGAGGTTCCAAGGATGAAGCAACTGATATTAGACCGAATGGAAGTAAACCTTGCCCGTGCAGAGACGCTGGTGATGATTTACAAGACTCACCTAAAGGGGACTGGCAGGGGGAGGCGCGGGCATGCGAAGACGGACGTACTTCGTGCTGCTGTCGTGTTCATCCATGCGAGTGTTGAAGAAGTTTTGAGGAGTACCGCTTACTGGAAACTTCCTCTCGCAGGCTCAACTTACCTGGATAACCTCTTCCTTCCAGGTGAGGGAAAAAAGGTTGCGCTAGGGGCGCTAGCTGCACACCGAGGGAAGACGGTGGATCAAGTGATCGCCGAATCTGTGAATGACGAGCTGGAAAAATCGAACTACAACAACCCCAAAGAGATAGCTGCTCTCTGCATGAACGTTGGGGTATTACCAACGGATGTGAATCATCATTTCGCGGTGATCGATCTGATGATGAAGCGTCGGCATAAGATTGTTCATCGCGCAGATCGCTCTGAGATTGTGGGCCGAGGTCAGTATCAGTTCGCCCACATCAGCCCTGAGCAGGTCGAAAGTTGGATCGAGGCCGCTAAAAATTTCTGCGTAGATTTCGTTGGCCGAGTTCCTGAGTAGCCTTAAACCCTCCTGAAACTCCCCGCCTGACCTAGTGCCGCCACCATGGCGGCATGAAAACTCAACTCGCACTTAATACCGACCTCTCCGCAGCGCTGACCCCAGATGGTCAAGCGCCGGATTGGGTCGAGCTGATTCCAGCTGGCCCGGTGGTGCGCGGTCGTGATGGCCGCCAGTGGCTGTTCGACGAACCTGCACAGAACCTGGTGGTTTCCTCTTTCACCGGTCGCGCCATCGATCTGCCCATCGACTGGGAACACTCCACCCAGCTCAAAGCCCCCAAGGGCGAAGAAGCCCCGGCCGGTGCATGGATCAAACAGTTGGAGATCCGCGACGGTGCCCTGTGGGGCCGCGTTGACTGGAACGCCCGCGCCGCTCTGCAGGTGGCCAATCGCGAGTACCGCTTTCTTTCCCCCGTTTTCGACTACGACCCGGACACCACGCGCATTGCCTTGCTGGTCAGCGCCGGGATCACCAATAAGCCGAATTTCCTGCTTACCGCGCTGAACCACGAAAACCAAACCCCGGAGGCACCCATGCCACTCTCCGTTGCACTCGCGGCTGTTCTCGGCTTGACCGTCGACGACTCCGAAGACCAGGCCATTGCGGCCATCACCAAGCTGAAGGCGACCGCCCAGGCGGCCAACAGCGAGCACAGCAACATCGAGCGCTACATGCCGCGTGCGGACTATGACGCTGTACTGCTGCGCGCTACCAATGCCGAACAGGCGCTGGTCAGCACCAAGAAAGCCGAGCGTGAAAAGACGGTGGATGCGGAGATCGAGGCGGCCCTGAAGGCCGGCAAGATCACCCCGGCCACCACCGACTACCACCGCGCCGCCTGTCAGGAAGAAGGTGGCCTGGAGCGTTTTCGCAGCTTCGTCGCTGCCGCCCCAGTAGTAGGCGATCCATCCGACTTGGTCGAGCGCAAACCCAATAAAACCGCCACCGCCCTCAACTCCGAGCAGCAAGCCATGTGCGTGCAACTGGGTGTTGATCCGGTGGAGTTCGCCAAAACCCTGCAGAGTGAGGCGTAACCATGCCGTTGACCACAGATCGCAACACCGCCCGCATGGACACCGATTTGGTGGTGGTCGCAGTAGGCGCCAACGTGCGCATCTTTGCCGGTGCATTGCTGGTAGCCAATGCCGGTGGCTTTGCAGTGCCGGGCCATCAGGCCGCAGGCCTGAAGTACATCGGTCGTGCTGAAGAGAGCGTCGACAACCGCGGCGGTGCTGCTGGCGGTCGCTCGGTGCAGATTCGCCGTAGCAAAGCCTTCAAATGGGACAACGACGGCTCCGTCACCCAAACCCACCTTTTCCGTACTGCCTACATCGTCGACGACGCGACTGTCGCGGCCGATGACGCCAACGGCGCCCGCTCTGTAGCTGGCCAGATTGTCGCCATCGACCCGGACGGCGTGTGGGTCGAGCAAAGCCACTAAAGGAGCGCATTGCGCATGCTGATCAATAAAGAGTCCATCCGGGCGGCTTTCGTCGCCATGAAAACCCTGTTCAACAACGCGTTCACGGCAGCACCCACGACCTGGGAAAAGATCGCCATGAAGGTGCCGTCCAGCACGGGCAGCAACCTCTACGCCTGGCTGAGCGCCTTCCCGAAGATGCGCCGCTGGATTGGCGAGAAGCACGTCAAGAACCTGAAGGCCTTCACCTACACCATCGTCAACGAAGACTGGGAAGCTACCGTCGCGGTCGACCGTAACCACATCAAGGATGACCAGCTCGGTATCTACGCGCCTCAGGCGCAGATGGCAGGCCACTCGGCCAAGCAGTTGCCGGACGAGATCATCTACGAGCTGGTCAATGGCGCGTTTACCAACGTCTGCTATGACGGGCAGTACTTCTTCGATACTGACCACCCCGTCGGCAAGGGCAGCGTGAGCAACAAGGGCACGGCCGCTCTGTCGATTGCCACACAGGTAACCGCAAAAGCCAGCTACGGCGCTGCCCGTACAGCCATGCGCAAGTACAAGGATGAAGACGGCCGCCCTCTGGGCATCAAACCGACCATCCTGCTGGTTGGCCCCGGCCTTGAAGACACCGCCAAGGCGTTGCTCACCAATGATCGCCTGGAAGACGGCAAGGCCAACCCCTACAAGGGCACCGCCGAGTTGGTGGTGGATGCACGCATCGAGTCGGATACCGCCTGGTTCCTGCTCGATACCAGCCTACCGGTGAAGCCCTTCATCTATCAGGAACGCGAAGCCCCGAACTTCGTGCAGCAGACCGATCCGGAAGCTGACGACGTGTTCAACCGCAAAGAATTCAAGTTCGGCGCGGAAGCCCGTGCGGCTGGTGGCTATGGCTTCTGGCAGCTGGCCTACGGCTCGACTGGGGAGGCCTGATCCATGGGACTGCTCATTACTGCAATGGCCGAGGGGTTCCGCCGTGCTGGCGTAGCCCACTCGAGCACCGCCACCTATTGGCCCGATGACAGCTTTACCGAAGAGCAACTGCAGCACCTGCGCGAGGAGCCCAAGCTGGTCGTGATCGAAGGTGCCCAGCCCCCGGAAGAACTGCTGAAGGTGTTGGCCGATGAACAGAACACGCCCGCCGCAAGCGGCGGCACTACCGAGGTATCTGGTGCTGCGCCGACTAAGGCGCCGGCTACGAAGCCAGCTAAGGCAACTGGTGCTAAGGCCCCTGTAAAGGACAAGGCCGGTGCCAAAACCCCCGCGAAGAAACCCGTAGTACCTGCCGCTCAGGAAACGCCGAAAGGCGATGCCGAAGGCAAGGTAGAAGGTAGCGAGGGCGCCGGGGAATGAACCTCTCACTGCCGTCTGCCAGCCAGTTGATTGTGCGCTTCGGTGCCAAACAGCTGACTGAGCTTGCTGTACCACGCGACCAGTATGTCATCGATGCGGAGCTGCTGACCGCAGCCGCAGGCGGTGATGACGTGGACGCATGGCCGGCCGAGGACGTGGCCATTGCCGTGAAGGCACTGGCACGCATCGCCGATGCGGTGACGCGGGCACGCAGTGAGATCTCGTTCTACCTGCGCTTTCGCAAGGCTGGCCAGGACGCGCCGGCCTGGGTCGCCGATGACCTGATGGAGCTTGCCCGCTACCACTTGGTAGATGACGCAGGCAAAGAAGAGTCAACGGTACGTGCCCGTTACAAGGACGTGCTCAAACGCCTCGAAACTCTCGCCAAGGAAGATGAGAGCCGGGGCGCATCCGAAGCTGGCGACTCTGGGCTGACGCTCAGAAGCCAGCCCAGGATGTTCAACCGCAACACGCTGCGGTCGCTGTGATGCTTGGCGACCTTGAAGATTTGATCCAAAGCCGGCTGGCTGAGCTGAGTACCAAGGCTCGACCAGTGGCGGTGGAAACCTACGGCGGTGAACTGGGCGACCCGGATCTGTTGCCCGGTTTGCTAAAGCGCTGCCCAGTCTTGTTGCTGACCACACCCAAGGCAGCGTTCCGCAAGCGCAGCCATGGCCGCTACACGATGGCCATCACCCTTCGCCTGGTCATCGCCACCCGCGCGGTGCGCAGTGAGCGTGAAGGCCGTCGTGGCAATGGTCGCGACATTGGCAGCTACGACTTGTGGTCGGCCTGCATGGCCCTGCTGGTGGATTGGCAGCCCTGGCCAGAACGGGCGCAGATCGTACCGACCGACTTAGCAAATCTGGTCAACGGCAAGTTTCAGAACGACCACCTGTCCGTACTGGGGCAGTCGTTCGCCATTGAACTGGAGTGGGAGAAGCCGGAGGCGGATCTGCCAGACCTTCTAGGCGTTGGCCTGCATTACCACGCCCCGTCCGGTAACCCCGAGGCGGTGGCAGTCGACATCATCAATTTGGAGAACACCTGATGCGTGTTACCGCTGCTGAAGGCCTGCAGGTTCCTTACGAGGCCGAACCCCGCAAACACATTGAGCACGACCCGGCCAAGCCGGTGGACGTGCCCAACAGCAGCTACTACCGCCGCCGCGTGACGAGCGGCGAGCTGACCCTGGTGGCCGACGCCGCCGAACTGCCAGCCGCTGAGGAAGTGGCAAGCAGTGCCAAACCCGCCGCTAAGGCCAAGAGAGGTGCAAGCGCATGACCATCAGCTTTGACACTATCCCGGCATCCATTCGCAAGCCGGGCGCGTACTTCGAATTCAACACCAGCCTGGCCGTACGCACGCTGCCGACCAACGCGCAGAGCATTTGCCTAATTGTACCGCTGGGCGCGGACGCAACCGCAGTAGCCAATGTGCCCGCCCAGGTATATAGCGCTGACGAAGCCAAGAAGGCGTTCGGCGACGTGGCGGCCGAGATGGTCGCCGCTGCCATCGCTGCTTATCGTTATGTGGCTATTTCCTGCGTTGGCGTGGCCGCCGAGGGCGACGCTGAGCCAGACATTACAGCCGCGCTGGATGCCACTGCGCTGGGCGGCTTCACCATCCTGGTGCCGGCCTGGTTCAGCCAGGACGCGCTGACGGCGTTGCGTACCCACATCGCTACTTACACCAACAGCATTGAGCAGCAGAGCATCGTTGGTGCTGGTGCAGTGGTCAGTACGCTATCTGCGGCTACCACCTTGGCCGCTTCGCTGAATGCTGGGGCCATTACCTTGGCCGTATTGCCGGGCACCAGCTCGACGCCGCGCCAAGTGGCTGCAGCGTACGCGGCGATGATCGCCTCCGAGGAAGATCCGGCCCGCCCGCTCAACACCTTGGTGCTAGCAGGCATCAAGGCACCGAACATTACCTCGCGCCTCGGCCGTACCGAACAGGAAACAGCGCTGAAGAACGGCGTCACGCCGTTGGAAGTGGGCGCTGGTGAGGTAGTGCAGATCGTGCGTGCGGTCACCACCTACACCAAGTCCGCAGCAGGTGCCGATGACGTGTCGCTGCTCGACCTGACCAGCATTCGCACCCTTTACTACGTGCGCCAAGCCTGCCGCGAGCGCATCCGCCTGCGCTTCCCTCGCTCCAAGCTGTCGAGCCGCACGGCCGCTGCTGTGCGCAGCGAGCTGCTGGACGTGCTGAAGAAGTGCGAAGAGCTGGAGATCCTGGAGGAAGTCGACGCCAACGCTGATGCCCTGGTAGTCGAGCGCTCTCTGCAGGATGTCAATCGCCTCAACGCCGCTATTCCCGCTGATGTGGTCAACGGCCTGCATGTGTTCGCCGGCCGCATCGACATGCTGCTCTAACTGGAGTCATCACTATGGCAGACAAATTCGTCGGGCAGATCGTGCTCGAAATCAACGGCACCGATTACGAGGTGGTGAGCGTAGAGCCCACCCTCAAGACTGGCCGCACCACCGTTAAAACCATGAATCGCACGGGCCGCCCAACTGGCACCGCCAAGGGTATCGAAGAGCATGACCTGCGCATTAGCGTTGCGATCCCCAAAACCGGCGAGCCGGACTGGCGTGCCCTGGTGGATGCCAAGCTGACCATCTACCCGCAAGACGGCGGCGGCAAGCGCGAGAGCTGGACAGGTTGCTCGCTCATCGAGCTGGGCAGCAGTTACAAGGTCGAAGGGGAAGCCCAACGTGACCTGACCATCGCCGCCCTCAACTACTACACGGAGTAATGCCTGATGGACATGCGCTGGGATGGCCTGACCATTACCAAACCCCTGGGCGTTGGCGTGTATTACGCGGGTAGTTTCCACCGCAGCATCACGCTTCGGGTTGCCATGGCCGGTGACTTGATCGCTGCCCAGGAGAAACACCCGCACGGCCCCCTGCAGTTGGTGACGCTGGAGGTGTACCGCCAGCAGTTGCTGGCCGTGGGCGATATCCCTGCAGATGCCCTGACAACCCAGCTGCTACGCGAGAGCCTGACCGAAGGCGACCTGGCGTTGATTGCCGAGGCCGATGAGGAACTGGAAAAAAAGCTCGCGCAGCCGAGCGCAACCTCGGTGACTGGCGACGCATCGAACACGCCCTTACCCGGCACGGCTACGACCTAGCCGACATCCGCCGCATGAGCCGCACCGAGATCGAAAGCCGCATTGATCTGCTGGTAGGCCGCCAGAAAGCCGTTCGCTACGTCAGCCAGCGCAAGAAGCCCGCGCAGTAACCCGGAGAGAGTCATGAGTGATCTGCGCGTAGCCCTGCGTTTTCAAGCCCATGCTGGCAATACCCGCCGTGAGGTGCAGAGCTTAGAGCGCGATCTGCGCCAGGCTGGCAAGAACGGCGCTAAGGCGCTGAGCGACGAAGCCGGCAAAGCTGGGGCCGTCGTCAATAAGGCAGGTCGCGAAGGCGCTGCCAGCTATCGCATCATCCGACAGGTGATGCGTGAAGCGGCCACTCAGGGTTCCGGCATCCTGCGCCAGGACGTAGTGAAGACGCAGAGCGAACTCAAGCAATTGGGCCAGGTAGGCCGCCAGGCTGCCAAAGATACTAAAGCCGAACTGGTAAGGGCTGATCGCGAAGGCGTGCAGCCCCTTGCCCGTAGCGTGGATAAAGCCGACAGCAGTCTGCGCCGCATGGCGCAAAACGGCGGCCGCAACCTACGCGCCCTCAAAACCATTGCCGCTGGCGTTCGCTCCGAGTTTGACCGGCTGAAGAACTTTGGCGGCTCAACCATGGGGCAGTTGGCGGGTTTTGGCGTGGGCGTTGGCACTGCAGCCAGCTTGAAGAACAGCGCCATGCTGGATCGTCAGTTGATCCGTACCCAGCAGACAGCGGACATGACGCCCCTGGAGCGCGAAGAGTGGCGCCAGGAAGGCCGCCGTATTGGCGTGGCTTATGGCGTCGATCCTACGGGGATCTATACCGGAGGTGACACTTTGCTGGCCGGGGGGCTTAGCTATGCGGCCGTCAAGGCCAGCGCCGATGCGATGGGACAGGCAACCGCCGTTACCGGGGCAGACTCTTCTGTGCTGGCTGGTGCGTTGATGTCTGGCGCGTCTGCCTACGGTATTGATCTAGAACAACCAGGTGCGGCCTTGGAAATGCTGCAGAAGATGACGGTTGCGGGCCGCCTTGGCCGGGCTGAGTTAGAAAACCTTGCGGACATATTCCCCAAGATCGGAGCCAACTCGCAGGCCGCTGGTATGAGCTTCGAGCAGTCTTTAGCCTTTGTCGAAACATTGTCCGCTATGGAAGGTGCCCCTGATCGTCTCGGCACCCTGGCTGAATCAACTTTGCGGATGTTCACCAACCCGCAGTATCGCGAGCAGATCACCAAAACGACCGGTATCTCCTTCTTCAACAAGGATGGCAGTTCGCGTAACCCTATGGGCGTGCTGGAAGACGTTGGGACTCAGTATGGCCGGCTGACCACTGATAAAGAGCGTGCCATGTACATGGGTACGGCTTTCAAAGGCATGGATCAGGACTTGCTGCGTGGCGTCCGTTACCTGCTAAGCGATGGCGTACTGGGCACATTCTCCAGCCAGGCGAAAGATATTGCCGGAGCCAAGCCTGTATTCAACAAGGATCTGGAAGACAACGTAACCAGCTCAACAGGCGCGGCCGGCCGGATGCGTGCAACCTTGGGTGAAGCCATCGACCGCATGGCCAAACCACTCAATAAATCATTCGCCGACTTTGGCACCTACCTGCTCGATGACCTGAACCTCTCAGGCGAGCAGATGCTGGCCGGTGGTGTTGCTGCCGGCGTTGGCGGCTACTACGCCGGGCGTGGTGCCAAAGCCGGCGCGGGGGCATTGCTGAACAAGTTTCTAGGCGGCCCGGAAACGATCAAGAACATTGCGGTAGGCAAGGTGCTGGAAGAAGCGACCGGTGTGCAGTCGGTGTTCGTAACCAACTGGCCGGCCGGAGGCATTGCTGCTGGCATTGATATGCCAGGGAAGAGCGATAAGCCAGGCAAGCCGTCCACCGGTAGCCGCCTGCCTACTACGGCAGCACTGGCAGCGCTCGGCACCACCGTGTTGGCGGCAGGTGCGCTAGGTGTGTAAACCCAGTACGTTGTTCAGTGGAAGTGGCGCGCGACTGATGGGTGGTAGGTAGCCTAGGCTGGCGTGAGGTCGGTGCCAGTTGTAATGATGAAGCCAAGGTAGCAGGTGGGCGGCCCGTTGCTCTGAAGTGTCATAGCTGCAGGCATACGCCCACTCGCGCAAGCTGGTCTGGATGAATCGCTCGGCCTTGCCGTTGGTGCGCGGTGTGTAGGGTTTGGTCCACAGATGACGCAAGCCAAGCCTGCGCACCAAACGCCGGAAGCGCTTGGATCGGTAGCAGACGCCATTGTCGGTCATGATGCGAGTAATCCGTATGCCCAGGCCGCGGTAGTAGCGCAGCGC